TGTTGGTGTTGTCCCAATAGATGAGGGCACCTTGGCTGAAGCCGGTGCTGGCGCCCGTCTCGCGCGTGAGGTCGAAGACGCCGGCGACCTGAAACTCGCCTTCCTCTCCGTTGCCGTAGTCGTTGGCCGCGACGCCGAAGACGGAGCCGACGAGCGCCCCGCCGCCGGAACTGACGGCATAGGGCGCAGTGAGCGTGAGGGTTTCACCTTTCTGTACGTAGTTCTTCATGTCCTGTTCTCCTTAGCTGCCGACATTCTTCTGCATGCCGCGCCAGTCGATGGCCTTCGCCCCGAAGTCCAGACGCGCCTTGATCTCGACGCCATCGACGTCGAAGCCCTGTCGGGTCTCGATGTAGACACCGTCCTGGCCTTCGAGGTACGCGTACTCGACGGTGTCGATCTGATCCGGCGAGGCAAAAAGGTACCAAGCCGCCGTGCTGGCCGCATCGAGCCGTGGCTCCGCAATCGGCGTCAACGCCCGGATGTACTCGGGCACGACGTTCGAGGATTGCGCCGGCGCGAGGTTCGAGGCGACCAGTTGGAACGCCGTCAATTGCAGGGCCACGGGAACCGCGAGGTAGCGCGGCTGAATGTTCAGTACCGTGACGCCATCGAGGCCCTTCTGCTTGGCCATGGTCGCCATACCGCCGCCGAGCCCCGTGAGGGCCAGAGCGCTCGTGCCGCCCGAGTTGAGGTTCGCGTGCGTCGCATGGAACAGCGCCACTCCGTCGCCCATGTTCGGGTTGCCGGTGACGATGCCCCAAACGGTGTCGCTCTCGAGCGTCGCCGCCGCCACGCCGAAGCCGGCCGGGATGCGCGTGAAGGCGCTCAGATCGTCGTTGATGATCACCTGGCGGGTGATCGAGACGATCCGGCCATAGGTGGCGAGCTTGTAGGTCTCCTTCGATTCGGCGATCGACCCGTGGGTGAACTCGCCCTTTTCATTGACCTTCTGCAGGCTCGGCGCTTCACCGAGTTGCACCGCGTTGATGTTCTTGAAGTCCACCGCCGAACGCCGGCGCGAGAACGGCAGGAAGGTGCGCGGGTAGGCCTCATACGCCTGGCGCAGCGTCTTGTTGGCAACGTCGGCGAGGATGTTCGGGAAGTCGGAGGTCGAAAGCGCGAGCTTCGCCACCTCGTGACGCGCCATGCGCCGCGTGCCGGTTCCGGCCGACTCCAGGCATTCACGCGCGAGATCGAGCAGCGTCTGCCCCGTCCAATCGCGACCCAGGTCGTCGTGCAGCGGGAATACGACCGGATCGTAGCGGTGCAACAGCGCGGCAGTGATGCCCGCGCGGCGCGTGTCGGCCTGGTCGCGAGTCACCACGGCGGCGGCACTGCGGATCGGCGTGGCATCGCTGCGGTTGGCAAGTTCGTCCAGCGCAATCCGGCGGAACTCCTCGAGCGAGGTTCCCGCGCCAACGTGCTGCGCCACCAGCTTCGCGTCGAGGCCTGCGGCGCGCCCGACTTTCTCCAGTTCCTGGATGCGCGTGCGCTCGGCCAACGCTGCGGCCTGACGCTCGGCATCCACATTGATCTCGGCGCGGGCCTGTTCGCCCGTGTCGATGACAGTGGTTTCGTCCATCGTCTGCTCCTTTGGGCTTTCGGCCCGTCCAAATCGAAATCCAGCGCCCGGGTCGGCGCCGATGGGCACCAGAGAGATCTCCTCCGGCTCCCAATCGGTGACGAGCATCTGGCGCAAACTGGCGCCTTTCGGCGTCACATCCTCGACGGCATGAATGGCCACGCCCATGGAGGCGTTGCGCAGAATGCCATCCTGCACGTCCTGCCAGATCGGATCCACATCGGCACGCTTTGAGAACCGGATCGTCGCTTTCCCGTGTCCGTTCTCGACCCACGCCTTGGTGATCACGCCGATCACGTCGTCGACCGTGAAGTCGCGGTGCGAGTTCAGCAGCGGCGCCGATCCGCTCGCCATGCGGCCCATGCGGATCGACTGAGGCTCCATGGAGAAGCGCATCTCGAATGCGCCACGCCCATCGAAGCGGCGCACGGAAGCGCCGGTGTACCAGGTGAGCGTGGCTGTACGGTCCTCGCGCCCGGCCGGCGACAGCGCTTCGAACTCGGCCGCCAGCCGTTCGCGGGTGATCTGTTCTGTCATTGGTTCAGTTCCTTCTGTTGCGTGCCGGTCTGCGTCACTCGCCGCGGATCGCAGTCGAGGATGATGCCGCGCTCATCGAGCACCCGGTTGATCTCGGCGATCTGGTCAAGTTGCGCGTCGGGGTCGTAGCCCTGTTCGGCGATCGCCTGGCGTAAGGTGAGCGTGCCTGTGCGCAGCCGGTTGAGCGTCGCGACCGAATCCTTGTAGGGATCAACGCTGCCGAATCCAGGCGGCGTCCACTCAGCGGGGACGGGGTCTTGATCATTGATGAAGCCGGCGACACTCGCAATCTGTGCGAACCGCTGCCACACCGGCGTGCAGAACATCGGGATGAATGTCAGCCAGCGGAACCCTTCAATGCCATTGCGAAAGCTGAGGAGCCCAGCCCGGTAGCTCGAATAGTTCACCCGGGATAGGTCGCCGGTGAGTTGCTCGTAGGTCAACTGCAGGCCAGTCGCGATTTGAGCCTGCTTCGCGGCGATAAAGTCGCGGTAGCCAGCCGACGCTGACGGCGCCGCGAACGAGATCTCCTCGCCGGGCTTGAGGTACTCGATCATGCCGGGCTCGAAGCTCTCGACCCGCTTTCCCGTTGCTGGATCGGGCGTCGCCGGCGCAATCGTTGGTCCTTCCGGTCCCTGCGGCTGCGTGACAAATGCGGCAAAACACGCCTCGATCTTCTTCCGGACCAGCTCGGCTTCCTCGTACTCGTCGAGATCGCGTAGCGTAACGATGGCCGGAGCCAACCACGGCACACCGCGGACCTGACCGGGGCGGTCCTTCCGATAGATGTGGAGAACCTCAGAGGCCGGCACGCGCGTTGACTGCAACCCGAGGCCTCCCCGGACGCCAGTTTGCACGATGTCGCCCGGGTGCTGCCCGAACAGCCAGTAGTAAACGCGCCTTCCGACCAGATCGAATTCGACGCCTTGGATGATGTAGCCGGAGGCTGTCTCCTGCGTCTTCGTCTGGTCGAGGAAGTCCGGTTCCAGCACCTGCAACTGCAGCGGGATCGCCAAGCCGTCGCCGGCGCGGCGTTGCCGGAAGCGAACGAGGCACTCGCCGCTCTCGAATACGGTCCTTGCCACAAGCGCCTGGATGCCCGAGAAGTCGAGTTGTCCATCCGCATCGCATTGCTCCGCCCAAACGGACCAGGCTTCGTTAATTTGCCGGTCCCGGTCAGGATTTCCGCTGCGTGCCTGCACGGTGATGCCGGTGCCGACTGCATTGCCAACAATCTCTGCCACGGCTCGCGCCGCGTACGCGTTGTTCCGGATCAGATCCCGGGAGCGTTCCCGCAGCTTCGACAACGCAAGCCCGATCTCCGCGTTGGCCGAGTTGCCCGCCGTCACCCAGCCGCCGGTGCGCCGATCATTGCGCGCGCCTTCATAAGCCAGCCGCACCAGTTCCGCTGCCCGGCGCGCGCGCAAACGGCGCAGTCCCGCCTCCGGCGAAACCCAGGTGATCGCTTGGTCGAGCCAGTTCATCCTTTTGACGTTTGGGCGAAGCTGAAACGGTCGGTGCTCGTGCCGGCGGAAGCGCTGATGCTCTCTTTGATCACCGCGCGAGCCTGCAGGAGTTCATCCATGGAACGGTAGGTCACCGTGCGATCGCCGAACCGGACGGTCAACTCGCCGCTGGCGATCGCGGCTTCGATCGCATCCAACTGCAGTTGCGTCCAAGCCACCTACAGCCGCCTCCGCTTGAAGTAGAACGTCGCCCGGGTGCCGAACTCCCGAACGACAGATACGAGTTCCCACCCTTGTGCGCCATTCTCGGCGAGCAACTCCGCCGATTCCGCGTCGCCTGTGACGACGAGGTATTCCCAGGCGCCCGCCTGAGGCTGCGTTTGACTGCGAACTTTCATCGGGACAACCAGTTCTTTCTGCGATCACCGAGCCAGCGGACGCGATCGGGATCGTCGTCGGGCGTCGGCTGAGGACGCCCGGTAGCCAGGATCCGATCGGCTTCGTTATCGAGCGACAGCCCCATCGAGATGAGCGCCCGCAGCGCGGCGTATGCATACACCCGCGCATCCAAGGCCTCCTGACGAACACGCGGCTTCGGCCGCCATTCCCGTTTCGGCTGGCCTTTCGCGTAAGTCGTGACCAGCACTTCACCAAGAAGCTGTTCGAAGTAGGTCTCCGTGCGCTCAGCGGGAAAGTGCGAGTATCCCGGCGTTCCAGGAGTTGGATTCTTCAGCCGGCCATAGACCGTCTCCTTGGCCGTATCGGTGCCGACGATCCACGGCTTCTCGCCGCGGATGTTCTTCGACGTCGGCTTCCTTTGCCAGACCGGCAGTGGGCCACCCTTGCCTTTCACGGCGAAGATCCGCCGGTGATAGCGCGTCCGGCAGAACTCATAGACGGCCTGCGACTCGTACCCTGCGTCGATCGCACATGCCGCAACCGGCAACGAGATCCCCGTCTCATGCGGCCACCTACGTTCGAGGTAGGTATCCAGTTCCTGCCAGACCAACGCGCCGGAAGGATCGCCGGGCAGCACTCTGTATTCGATCGACCAGTTCTCCTCACCTCGGCCCCAGCCGACGAGTTCCATCTCGAGGCGGTCCTTTTGGACGTCGACACCGACGGTCAACACCACCGCGCCGAACGGCACCGCCGCGCGGTAATGCTCACGGCGCGCCATGACGGTTGCCTGATCAAACGACGTCTCCGCTGCGTCGTCCCACGGCTCGGCCAACACGGTATTGACGAACTCCCGCAACGTCTCGATCGACTGCTTGTCGACGAGGAACTTCTTCGCCAACGCGCCCCACTTGCGCCACGGCGAGTACAGCCCATTAATCCAGAAGCCCGCGACGTCCGTAACCTCCGGCCGCGCGGCGCGCCACTCACCAGCCTTCAGCATCTGGTGCTTCTGCCAGTCGTGGATCTCGCCCGAGCAATGCTCGCAACGGTAATGCGCCTGTTCGGGATCGCCCTTCTGCCAG